ATGGTGATCGCCGTCCTTACCGTCCGCGACCTGAATGGTTAGATATGCCTGAGGTTGGTGTGTCACGCACCGACCACTTCCAGCAGGTGCTTGTCTCGATGCTGTTGAACGGTAACTCGTTCACACGCATCATTCGTGACGATGCCGGTGTTGCTGGTTTGGCTGTGTTGAATCCGTTGAAAGTTGAAGTGAAGCGTGACGAGTCACGCCGACTGATTTATGTGTTTGATAATCAGTACATCATTCAGCATGAAGACATGATTCATCTATCGGAGTTGCGTTTGCCTGGTGATTTGCGTGGCCGTTCACGCATCGAACTTGTCAAAGAAAACCTCGGACTATCAAAAGCACTTGAGGAGTTCGCTGCAAGGTTCTTCGGTCAAGGTTCGCACACCTCAGGCATCATCGAGTTCCCAGGTAACCTAACTCGCGAACAAGCAAAGTCGCTTGTTGACGGATTTGAAGAAGGTCACAAAGGTTTGCGACGCTCACACCGTCCAGGCATCCTGTTCGGTGGTGCGAAGTACACGACAACTTCGGTCGCACCAGACGACTCACAGTTCCTACAATCACGACAGTTCGCTGTTGAAGAAATCCTTCGTGCGTTCCGTGTGCCACCATCGATGGCTGGTGTGATCCAGTCAGGTGCGCAAGCATACGCATCGGTTGAAATGAACGGCATCCACTTCGTGATGCACACCCTCCGACCATACGTCACCAAGATTGAAGACGGATACTCAAACAAACTTCTCACGAACGGTGCGTTCATGAAGTTCAACCTTGATGGTTTGATGCGCGGTGACTTCGGTTCACGAGTCGCAGGATATTCATCAGGACTACAGGCAGGCTGGTTGTCAATCAACGATGTGCGACGATTCGAAGATCTCCGACCTGCCGAAGGTGGCGAGGCTTACCGTGTACCGCTCGCGAACGTGGATCTTGCCGCTGCTGGACTCACAGAACTTGACCGCAAGACCGCAATCGCTCAGCGTTTAATTAACTCAGGTTTCGAACCTGCCGCTGTGCTGAAAGCAATTGACATCGATCCGATCGCACACACTGGTGTCGCACCGAACATGTTGCAACCTGTCACCGAACCAGCACCGACCTACGACGTGAATCAGCGTGACGTGAATGTGACTATGCCTGAGGTGGTTGTGAATGTTCCACCAGCGAACGTGAACGTGGCCGCACCTGTTATCAATGTTCCTGAAACTGTGGTGCGTGTGAACGTGCCTGAGAACAGGCCGACTGTCCGCACAGTTGAACGTGATACGGAAGGTAGAATCTTGACTATCACCGAAAGGGTTGAAGAGTAATGGCTACAGGTTTATCTGCTTATCTTTGCAACTCGTTTCTTGATGCGCTGGGTAACGCGACTGCGTATTCGGTGTCAACTGTGTACATCAAACTTCATGTCGGTGATCCAGGTGCGAATGGCACTTCAAACGCTGCGACCGAGACGACACGCAAATCTGTTTCGTTCGGTGCGGCTTCTGCTGGTGCGATTACATCGGATGCCGATATCAGTTGGACGAATATCGCAGGTTCGCAAGACGCAACACACTTCACTGCTTGGGACAATGTCAGCGCAGGCAACTTCTTGTTTTCAGGCACGATCACAGGCAACGCCTACACCGCAGGCGACACATACACAATTTCATCTGGCAATCTGTCTGCTTCGCTAACTGTCGCTAGTTAGTAGGCCGCGATGGCGGTCAAAAGATTCCTGCTCGACACGAGCGAACTCAACGACGCTACATACGGGTTGGATGGCGCATCAGCGTTCATTCTTAATACTTCAACACTTGACGGTGCGAATGTTCTTGATGGTGGGCAGTTCCTAACCACAGCCACAAGTGCAGCGACACTCGGCGCACTATCAGCAACCGCGACAGCGAGCGTCGCACACTTCGCAACCGCTTCAGCGTCATTCGGTGAACTTGTTGCTGAAGTTGCACAAGTCATCGTCACAACTGAAGCAACAGCCGAAGCACAACTCGGCGGACTATCTAGCACAGCGACCGCAACAGTTGTCCTACCGGCAACAGCATCCGCTGATCTTGGTGGTCTTGCTTCTTCGGCCACTGCCACAGTTGCACTACCCGCAACCGCGTCGACTAACCTCGGCGGTCTTGCCGCTTCGGCTATTACAGCAGTCGAACAGAATGCTGTCGCAACAGCAAACCTCGGCGGTCTAGTCGCCACAGTCAATTCGATACCGACACCGCCAGAACCTGAGCCGACACCTACGCCGTCTGGCGGTCGCAGAGTTTATTCAACTACTCCACGCAAAAAGATTGAACCCGTCATCGAGCCAGTCGTCGAGATACCCGTCATTGAACCGAAACGACGATATGCGGTTTCGTCAACTGTTTTAGGTGGAATGAGTTCGCAGGCGACAGCCGAGATTGCGTTCAGTATTCTTGATGATGAATCTGAACTATTATTGATGCTCTGAGGTAACACTATGCCAATGACAAACGGAGCAATCACGGTCGGAACGGCCGCAACATTAATCAGTCACGCTGGAGTTAATCCAGGACAACTTCATGTCAGTAATCTTGACAACACCGACACAATCTTTCTTGGCGGTCCAGCAATCACAGTGAACGCTGGTCATGCGTTACAGAAAAGTTCGTCAGAAGATTTTGCTATGTATCCAGGTCAAAGCATGTACGCGGTATCAACCAAAACAGGTCACGCAGTTGCTTTCACATTGATCACGCCGTAATGCCTTACTTCATCACCGACAAATCACCAGACTGTTCTGGGTGGGCAACCATCAAAGAAGATGGCGAAGTGATCGGTTGTCACTCAACGAAACAGGATGCGATCGATCAGATGGTCGCGGTGTCTATCGCCGAAGACTTGGAGCCTGGTGGTGAACGCGCACCGGCACCACCATCAGACCAAATCACAGGAAGCGACAAGAACCCTGCTGGGTCGGCTGCGGGTAAACAAGGTGGGATAGAAATAAATGAAGCGACCGAGACTGCGTTGCGAAATAAAGTCACCGATCACAACGAGAAGATGGATGCAGAGAATCGTCCTGTGTGGACTCGTGTGACGCTCGGTGTGTTGAAGTCTGTGTATCGTCGTGGAGCTGGTGCTTACTCGACTTCGCATCGTCCAGGTGTTAGCAGGGCGGCTTGGTCGATGGCGCGTGTGAATGCGTTCTTGTATTTGAGTCGTGTTGGTCGTTCTGAGAATCCTGCCTACATCACGGATAATGATTTGTTGCATGTTGATCATCCGAAGTATTCGGCGGCTGATCGTGCGTTGCCTGACAATTATCGGCCTGCGTTGTCGGATGATGTTCCTGAGGGTCGTGCTTGCGGGAATTGTCACTTCTACGACGAGGACAATGTGCAAGGCGAAGGCGACAATCTGAAAGCGTATTGCACGAAGTGGGATGATTATGTTGACGGCGGATTTTATTGCAACGCATGGCAACCACACGAAGAAGAAATGGAAGAAGAAGAGGAAGAAGAGGAAGAAGAATCGGTTCGGCAGGTATCTCTTGAGATACCCGTTTACATTCGCACAGCGGCAAGAAAAGGATTGGACTACTACGGTCAAGGTCTCGCGGGTGAAGGGTTGGTCGATAGAACCGTTCGTGAAGCACGAGACATGGCAAGAGGCGACATCACAGAAGACAAAGTGATCCGAGCTAACGCTTGGGCGCAACGACACGCCGTTGATCTGGACGCACCGAAAAACTCGGACTCAACCAACGACGAGTTCCCTGGTGCGGGTGCGGTCGCACACTACCTGTGGGGTGTAAACCCGTTGAACCCTCAACCGGCACGAGATTGGTTCGCAAGAAAATCTGATGCGATACAGGCCGAGCGTGGACTGTTCACGTTTCATCGCAAGAAGGATGAATACTTTGCTAACATTCCAACCATGGAATCCATGCCTGTAGAGACACGCCGCATTCACATCAACGATTTCGAGTTGCGTCAAGGTCCTACTGGTGACGGAATGTCTTTCACAGGTTACGCAGCAGTCTTCAATTCTGATTCTGAACCATTGCCATTCATCGAGCGAATCGCACCAGGTGCGTTCAAGAAATCTTTGAAGGGTCGCAACACAATCAAAATGTACATGAACCATGACTCGTCAATGCTTCTTGCTTCGACACGTTCAAAGACTTTGCGTCTTGAAGAAGATTCAAAAGGTTTGTTGGTGAACGCCGATCTTCCAGACACGACAGTCGGTCGT